TCGGAGCAGCTGAGCAGGAAAGCGAGGATGAGGAACGTCGCGGCGATCCGCATGGGGCACCTCCGTGCATGAGTTCACACTGAAGGGTACATCGCGCACGGATGCAGCGCAAGGAGTTCGTGACAGACGCGAAGTGCTACTTCGTTTTTTGGCTGAAGCCGCCGGCTATACTATACCCCACCAGCATCCAGGCGATCCTCTTGAAGCCTCCTCCCGGCCTCCAGGCCCTGCTGCAATCGGCTGAACCGTTCGTCCAGGTGCTTGTCCAGGGTGCTCGTGAGCCGCTGCGCCTGCTGCTCGAGAAGCCGTTCCGTTGAGTGTTCCGGGGTGTCGTGCGGTTGTCCCAGTATGATGGCGTTCAGATCGAGGCCCTGCTCTGCGGCGACCTCGACCATGTTCCAGAGAAACTGCGCGGACGGTCGATCCTTCGCCCGCTTCAGTGCTTGTCCGAGTGTCTTCCGTTCCATGTGAAGATTCTCAGCCATGAGCGCGGCGACGGTTCTGGTCCGCGGGTTCACGCGAAACCAGTCGCAGAGCCGTTCGAATATTGCCTGCAAATCAATGACTTGGCGGCCCATGACTACAAATCTCTCCCGGCTAGGCTTCCTTTTGCCCACAATAATGACCCCAAAGTGTTGACACGGGGCCACACATTGACTATCTTACGTTTGACAATGGAGGTGACTGTCAGGCAGGCGACCGCCAAGTAGGTCTGCCCTCAGTCCGAAGGTGGGATACGAAAGTCATGCCTGGCGCGGCTGCAACCGCGTACTCAGATTGTAGCCAAGTGTCAACACCCTATATATGGCGTAGGACCACGCAGAGGAGTACTCACTATGGTGGCAGCGGACAGGGTTGCGGTGCTGAGAGCACATCTGGGCCGGATCTCGCAAGGGGATCTGGCCCTTCTGCTTGGAATCGCGCGGTCGACGGTTGCGCGATGGGAGAACGGAACACGCGAGCCGGATCTGAACACCCTGTCGATACTGCATGACATCGGAGTCAGCCTTGAGTGGCTCGCAGGGAAGTCCGATATACTGCTGCAGGCCGGCAAGGACTACGAGGAGCTCAAGGCGTCAGTCCGGGCGCGGCTCGACGAGCTCCAGGCCCAGATCAAAGCAATATCCGACAAAACCCACAACTAACCCACCGGGAGGGGCCGCACATGCTGCCACATGAGACACACGATGCGTTCCACGATGCGCTCGCAGAGGGTGCATACGATATCGCCCAGCGGATGATTGACAATACCGAGCAATGCAACTGCCGGGTCTGCCAAGAGGATGCCGCGTGGATGCGGCGCCGTCTGGCTGTGGTGAAGTTGGCATGCACCCGCCCACCAACACGGCCGCTGGAGGGTGTCGCGGAGATCCGGTCGTGAAGGGCAGCGCCGACGAGTACCGGACCCCCCGCCCGTTCTTCGACGGGCTGGACGCTGAGCTTCACTTCACGATTGACGTGGCCGCCACGGTCCAGAACACCCTCTGCACCGACTATCTGTGCCCCGCGGAGAACGCGCTCAAGCGCGACTGGGGCCCGTCTGGCGGCGTGGCATGGTGTAACCCCCCCTACTCCCCCGGCAACATCCCACGGTTCCTACAGGCGGCCTCAGAGCAGCGGCGCCGTGGGGTGACATCCGTGGTGCTTGTGCCCCTCGACCCGGGCCAGAGCTGGACGCAGCATGTGTTCGGGCAGGCCGCGGAGATCCGGGCTATCGTCGGGCGGCTGCGGTTCGACGAGGTCGATGGGACCCCGGCACCGTCATGTGCCACGAAACCGTCTGCACTCATCGTCTATCGACCCTGCTATTTCGGCCCGACCCTCTGTAGCTACATCGAGCGGCGGGTAATCGAGGCGGTGGGATCGGCGGTGGACCGCGGCGAGGAGGGGTCATGCTGAAGAGCGTTGCGGTGATCCTGCTGCGCGTCGGCACCACCGCGGGGCTGCTGCTGTGGCAGCACACCCAGGTTCGCAGCATCGCGCTGACAATTGTGTTGGCGTGTCTATCGGCGGCCGTGGAGCTCAACGCCCTGCTCGCAAAATTGACCGTTGATACCATGCGGCGCCTGCTGGATGAGGCTGCCGAGCACTTGGACGAGATCAACAGGAGGTGATCATGGTGGCACAGACGAGCCTGTTCCACCCTACGCGGGTCAGTTACCTGGTGTACCCGTCCCGGGAGAGCGACCGGCGGGACATGCGCGAGCGGTACGGCACCGACCGGCTGTACGAAGGCGAGCGCGAGGAGTACGCCCGGGCGCAGTTGAGCTTCGCGATCCGCTCCATCCGCATCCCGGCGGTCCTAGTTGAGCGGCTCCCGTCTGGGCGGATTGGTCGGATGATTGTGGAGCAGCCGGCGGGGCGCCGTCATGGATAAGTGCGAACGCCGCGAGCTCGCGGCCCGGATCTACGCCCACATGTTCATGCTGGTGGTCAAGGCGCGTGCGCGGACACTCACTCCCGAGGACCTCGAGGTCTGGAACAGCCCGGCCTGCGAGGCCTACACCGGGCTGGCCGACCGCAACTGTGTCGAGTGTCCCCTTGAGGGCGCAGTCTGTGGTGCCATCCAGACGGCCTACAAGGCTTTCTACAGGGATGAGGACCCAACGCCATACCTCGAGTCCGCCAAACGTCTCCTGCGGCCTGCGCTGCGCGCGTTGATGCAATCTGAGCGTGAGGAGGTCCCGGGGTGAACCACTACAGCCCGTTTGAGAAAGCCTGCTTCTGGACTATGCTGGTGGTGACCGCATGGGTGGTCGCTCTGGCGTTGGCCGAGTGCACAGCCCATATCTCCGGCGCCGACCAGCGGGTAATTGACGCATGGCGCGACCAGTGGCCCGTATCTGACACCCTGGAGATGGTTGAGTAATATGCCCTTCACGAAGCTGGATTCACGCCTGGTATTCTCGTCACTCATGCGCGAGGACGCCGAGACGTTTCGCGTGTTCGTCGTACTGCTGTCCCTGTGTGGGTCGGATGGCATTGCGCCGGTGTCTAAGGACTTCCTCCAGGCCATCACAAAACAACCCTCTGACGTGATCAATAAGTGCCTGCTCCGGCTCTCTTCTCCTGACCCAACAAGCAGAACCCCGGACAACGAAGGGCGTCGGATTCGGAAGGTTCTGGGGGGGTATCTGATCCTCAACTATTGGCACTATCGTGGTACATCTCACAAGGAGGGCGAAGCAGAGAGAAAAAGGCTCGCACGTGCTGCAAAGGGGAAAACGTCCGGACTACGTCCGGACTGCTCTGCTTCTGCTTCTTCTTCTGCTTCTACTTCTGCTTCTAAGAAGGGGGGTGCAGGGGGGGAGAAGGCCGCCACCACCAAGCGTTTTCGTCCGCCCACAGTTGAGGAGGTCGCTGCCTACTGCGAGGAGCGCAACAACGGGATCGACGCCGAGCAGTTCGTGGACCACTACGAGTCAAACGGCTGGCGGGTTGGTGGGAAGGCGCCGATGAAAAACTGGCAGGCAGCGGTGCGGACATGGGAGCGGCGCCTGAAGCGCGACGAGGGGTCTGGCGACCTGTTTATCCACTACCGCAAGCGGGACGGGTCCGATGCTCAACGCTAGGGTTGGCGACTGGGATGGCCTTTGGCGGCAGATACTGCTGTGCTGCGCCCGCAGGGTGCCCGCCGATGTACAGGACGAGTGCCAGCGCGAGCTCGAGGACGCGGGGTGGGACGTGGCGCACGAGGTTCTTAAGACGACGATGGGCATGGACCGTATTCCGTCTAACCTGCTCGGCTGCATACACCGGCTGGTGAGCGAGGAGCGGCGCCGGCGCTACATACGGGGTGTCCAAGGCCCGTCTGACAGACGTGCCGACGATGTGCCAAAATACGATACCCGGCGGGTGGGGTATCTGATGGGCGAAATGCTCGGTGCCATGTACGATGCGGTGCACTTGGGGATCATCACTGTGCGCGTGTCCTCGGTGGGGCGGCCGTTTCCAGCGATAGACGAGTGGTATGCTGCGGGCTGTTCGCCAACATGGAGCGATTACCACGACGAGTTTTTGCTGGGATACTACAAGGCATGGCGCCGCGAGATAGACTACGGAGATGTGGCGTCCGTGACGAACTACCTAGAGGCATGTGTGGTTGCACTCAGAAAACGAATATCCGCTGCCCGACAGGCAGCATAACCAGGAGAGGGGGCCATTATGGCAGACACAGAGATCACCGACATCGAAACGGTGACGCAAGAAACCGGGCTGGCGCCGTTGCAGCCGGGCAGCACCCAGGCGCTCGAGCAGGCCGTCGAGAGTGCCGACAAGTACTTCCAACTGCACGACAGAATTCGCCGGCTGGCGGTGTGCTTGACGAACCCGAACGACTGGATCGACCAGGCCGACCATCCGTATCTGCAGAACACGGGGGCAACCAAAATCTCGAATGCGTTCGGCCTGTCGGTCCGCAACACCCACCAGACGAAGGAAGAGCTGAGCGACGTGGGCGGCGACTACATCATGGTCACCACCGAGGGCGAGGCGGTCTGGAACGGCAGGATACAGCCGCAGGTCGGCACATGCACGAGCCGCGACAAGTTCATCGCGCAGCGCACGAACCCACAGACCAACGAGAAGTATGTACTGCCGCTGTCGGAAATCGACATCACGAACGTGTACAAGAAATCGTTCACCAATTTCTTGAACCGCGCGATCAAATGTGTTCTCGGGCTGTCGTTTACGTGGCAGGAGATCGAAGACGTTAGCGACGGCAAGATCACGAAGGCCGCGTGCACGCACTTCACGTACAACCGCGGTGGCCGGGGCGGGCGGCAGGAGTCGGCGAATGCTGGCGAAGCGCGGACGCGGGTGCGGAAAAAAATCCTCGACCTCGCCGACGGTGAGAGCAACGCCGCGAAAACCATCCTGAAGGATCTCACCACGTTCACCACCAAGGACGGCAAGACCATCCAGGGCAAGACGAATGTCGAGAACTGCAGCGAGAAGCAGCTCGCCGTGGTGGAACGCGAGGTTGACAAGCTGTTGGCCGAACGGGATGCACCGCAGGCGGAAGGGGGCGAGCAGTGATTGATATGGTGCAGGCGGTACTCGATCACAAGGCCCGCGACATCAAGCGCTACCCATGCAAGAGCAACCGGGCCAGCTCGCTCGGCTATTTCGTACCCGTTCTCGGCGGGTGTTTGCGCCGTGGCGTTTATGAGCGCGTGGCCTGGCAGGAGAAGGAGTTGTATACCGCGCAGACGCAGCTCGTGTTCGACGAAGGGCACTACCAAGAGGAGCGCGTCCTGCAGGATCTCGCAGCGGCCGGTGTCAATATCATCGAGCAGCAGACGATGTACGAGTGGCCCGAGTACAACATCACGGGGCACATCGACGGCAAGATCCTCACGGACGGGACCGCGATTCCGCTGGAGATCAAGAGCATGAATCCGAACATCTTCGCCCGTATGCACACGTTCGAGGACTTCGACAAGAAGCCGTGGACGCGGGCATACAAGGCGCAGGGCACCGTCTACATGCTGATGCAGAACTGTGACCGGATGGTGTTTCTGCTGAAAGACAAGAGCAACGGGACCATGCGCCAGATCGAGGTGCCCCTCGATTACGATCTCGGCGAGGCCTGCATCAGAACTGCGCAGACCATCAATGAGCATGTCGAGCGCGAGGAGCTGCCGGAACGCATTGACGACCGCGAGAAGTGCAAGAGCTGTCCGTTCCGGGCGATATGCCTGCCCGACATTGACTTCGGGGTGCCGCTGCGCATCGTGGACGATCCGCAGTTCGAGCGGAAGCTGGACCAGGCGGCAGAGTTGAAAGACGCGGCCGATGAGTACAAACGGCTGTGGGACAAGGTTCGCAGCGAGGCGAAGGCGCAGGCGGGTGACTCGGGCGAGCTCAACATGATGGTCGGCAAGTACGTGTGCACCGGCAAGCCTGACAGTCGCGGCGCTTTTCGCTTCAGCGTGGAGGTGGTGTAATGCTTATCGGCATTGACCCAGGCAAGAGCGGCGGCATTGCCGTGCTGTACGACAGCGGCAAGCTGATCGCCGAGCCTATGCCCGGCACGCTGCGGGACATTTGGTGTGCGGTCAACGAGGAGCGTGCGGTCTACGGTGACGGCGAGCCGTGTTTCGCGGTGATTGAGCGGGTGCATGCCATGCCGAAGCAGGGGGTGGCGTCGACATTCGCATTCGGGCGCGGGGTGGGGCACCTCGAGATGGCACTGACTGCTGCTGGCGTGCCGTATGAGAGCGTGTCGCCGCGCGTCTGGCAGAAGGGCCTCGGCATACAGCCGAAGCCGAAGGCGTGGGGAAAGACGCAGTGGAAGAACCACCTGCGTGAGCATGCGCAGCGACTTTACCCCGAACAGAGAATCACACTGGCAACAGCTGACGCGCTGCTGTTGCTCGAATATGCCCGGCGCACGGTTGTGCGCTGAGAAAGGGGAAGCGGTATGTCGACTCAGAAGAAGCTCACCAAGTGCAAGGCAGCAGTCCGACCCGCAGAGCGGCAGATTCGGACAGCCTTCGAGCCCGGCGACGATGAGTACACAGAGACGGTGCATCGTCTGAAGTTCGTTCGGAGCAACATCACCGAGCTCAACAGCGAGATCGCCAGTCTCAAGGCCGACCTGAAAGAGGACGAGGGTGAGAAGGAGAAGCTGGTGGGAACGCTCATCGACGGCAAGAGCGAGACGGTCGCCTGCCAGGAGCAGTTCATTTCGGAGCGCCACATGGTGCGCGTGGTGCGGTTGGACACCGGCGACGTACTTGAGCAGCGCGAGCCGACCGATGCGGACATGCAGACCGGGGCGTTCGACGAGGAGATCGACATCGAGCTGGAGCAGTGACCACCGGCGGCCAGCAGTACTTCGGCGGCATGGGAGCAGCGGGGTATCACATGCAGAGCGACGACCAGACCAAGGTAAATCTGATTCGTGAGGATGCCGTGAGCCCGTATGCCGACACGAAGGTGGGGCGACTCGAGGCCACCATTGCGGAGCTGCAGCGGCAGATCAAGACGCTGGAGAACCGCAACCGGTTCCTCGAGGAGCTGCTGGAGTCCAGACGGCGCGCGGAGAGTTGACCCATGACCACCCCATTCCCTAGTTTCCGTCCGGGTGTTCCTCCAGAAATGGAGGCAGCCGTGCCATGGACCGTCGAGGCCAATGGAACGGTGAAGATGCGGGGTCACTTTCGTGTGTCAGACCCCAGGAAGCCTGGTAAAACCTACTCGTCAGCACGACAGCACACTACGCAGGTACCCGGTCGTCCCGGAAGTCAGACACACACCGCCCGCGTCGCGCAGCTGTACGCAGAGTGGGTCGCGAAGATGCAGGGCTGTTCTTTGACAGTCTGGACACTCGGAGAAGCAATTGAGGAGTACAAGCGCGACGGCGGCGCCCGAGGAAAGGGCGTGTCCGATAGTGCGAAGTGGTATCTGGAGCACCTGTCGACCTCAGTTGGCACGTTGAAGATCGGCAAGCCATTGCGTCGATGGTGGGATGGTGAATGTGCCCGGCTGCGAAAGGCGAAGAACCAGCACACGGTCAACAAGATGGCGGCAATCCTTCGGGCTGTGCTGCAACACGCCGTGCTGAAGGAGCGCATTGAGACTGTTCCGATTCGCCACTGGGGAATCTCTTCTGTCCCTGCTCGAGACTATGTGTTGACCGACCAGCAGTTGCAGAATCTACTGACGGTGATCGACAAGAGGGCTCCCCACCTGTCAGCAATCACCCGGTTCGCTGTGAGAGTTCCCTCGCGTACGAAGGAACTCGTAGGCATGCGTCGTGAACACCTTGACCTGTTCCGGAACAGGATCATGGTACCAGGCGCAATGTCGAAGTCGGGCCGGATGATGTACAAGCCGATCCCTCCTGAACAGAAAGACTACTTCCGCACACTTCCGGAGGATACAGACTACCTGTTCTATCGCCGGGATCTCGATGGCATTGCCCAGCCGCTCGGAGACTTCAAGCGGGCCTGGTTGGGGTGTATGGTCGAGGCGGGACTGAAACAGCCGCTACCGAAGAAGGAGAAGGGGAAGGACCGGAAGCGAAGGCCTGGCTTCCGGTTCCACGACCTGCGGCACATGGCGGTAACGAACCTGTCTAACGCAGGTACCCCCGACAATGTGATCATGCAGGTAGCTGGCTGGCGCACCAACATGATGCAGACCTACTACCACCAGGACGCGGCTTCGCTGGAGCTGGTGCAGTGGGGGGAGTCGAGCGAATCTGTAGCGACTGATGCTGTGGCAGGAGGCGAAAAATGAGCTTTCTGTGCAGGAATCGGCAGATTTACCAACCGGAGCCTTCAATTACGAATGCGTCGCTCTACCAACTGAGCTATGCTGGCTCGTGCTTTTCAGTGCCAGAATATAGCGATTCCTGCGCACGAGAGTCAACGAAAACGACCGCGAACCGCCAGACGTGTGGCGAATTTGTGGCGAATCCGGTGGAACACCTGAGCCCCTTGGCCTTTCACGGCCCGGGGGCTCTTTCTGTGTGAGGAGAGCATGAACATGAAGTCGTGGGGCACCAGCAAACGGTACGTCGATGAACTGCTGAAGCGTGGATGGTGCAAGGGCGGGATGCAGCAGGCTGTCCGTGCAGCCATCGAGGCCAAGAAGTGCCTGTCGGCCGATGCAACTGACGACTGGTGCGACGAGGAGATCGCCCATTCTCTCACTACTATCCGAGTGCTACCCGACGCTTGGCGGTTCAAGGCTGAGGGCACGAAGGAAGGCTGGGGTCAAGACATGCTGGTACTCGAACTAGTCGAGGTCGAAGACACCAGTTTTCTCACACCGAACAAGATGGCCCGGTACGGACGGCTCTGGTTCGCATTCGACGAGTCCCTGTACTGGCACCTGCGAATCTGGATCGTTGACAGGTACGGACACCCATCAGAGTTGTTCGCCGACGGCGTGGACGCAGCACTGGCAGCGAATTACGAGCCCATGTCGCTGGTCATGCCCGACGGCGAGCTGGTGCCTCCAGAGTTCTGACACCCAAGTTCCTGCGGCCGGTCTGGCCGTGGGGGCTTTTCTGATTGCCGCAGGACGAGCCGGGAGAGGGCCGGGAGCGGGGCTAGGCGGGAGAAAAGTGATCACTAGATACGTTGGCATAAATAAAGCCGGAAAGCGAGATTGTAAAGTGCGCCAAAAACGAATCTTAGTAGCATGTGAGCGGAGCGGGAGAGTGCGCGACGCATTCTTGGATCGTGGCTTTGATGCCATATCGTGCGATCTTCACCCGAGCGATTCAGACCGTGGTAAGTCTCGCCACTATCAAGGGAATGTGTTGGATATTATAGGTGATGAATGGGATTTGGTTATTGCTCATCCAGAGTGTACCTATCTATGTAACTCAGGTGTGCGTTGGCTTCATACTCAACCTGGCCGATGGTGGAAAATGATACAGGCGGCAATGTTCTTTCGCAAGTGCCTTGAAGCCAACGCGGCGCACGTTTGCGTCGAGAATCCCATTCCTCACTGTTACGCTATGGAAATAATTGAGCAGCGGTATTCACAGGTTATACAGCCGTGGCAGTTTGGGCATGGCGAGAGCAAGGCAACCTGTCTGTGGTTGCGTGGCCTGCCACCGTTGCGGCCTACCGATGTGGTTGCCGGTCGGGTCGGTCGGTGTCACAGGTTGCCCCCCGGTCCGAATCGCTCAAAGATTCGTGCCGTTACGTACAGCGGCATCGCTCTTGCCATGGCGCAGCAGTGGGGCACACTCAAAATGGAGGAAGTTGGCGAACAGCTTACAACAGGCAAAGTGACGCCATGAAGCACGGCGCACATTTGCCGGGACGTTGGTTGAAACTCCGCCTGGAGGGCGAATGGAATTATACGAAGTGTCAAGCGAGTGGCCAGTAGTAGAGTGTGAGGTTGGTGGCGTCAAGGTAGCGATGTTCCGCGAGCCGAGGATAACCGAACTAATGGTAGCTCCCGGCTCCGCATCAACCAACAGCGCTATGGATGCCATGCGACGCTTGGGTGTAACGATAGACCATTGCCATGACAAGGATGCTTGCGTGAAGCAGGTTGTCGGTATAATTAACGGGTATCGCGCCGCACAGCGCCAGTAGCGAAAACGTTGTACGCCATGTGTAAACCATTGGAGATTGTAGGCGGCGCATGAGAATCGCAAGAGTGTTTCCGTATCGGACGAAGGCCACGCCAGTGGATGAACTGGCATTTGTGGACTGCGAGCCGGGGTTGCTGCCACCAGCGGTAGACGAGGTACACGTCAGCGTGGCCTTTACTTGGCACATGCACCGGGCCGAGCAGTTAGCCGAGGCTTGGTCGTCGGTCGCGCCCGTCAAAATTGGCGGCCCTGCACTTAACCGGCCCGGCTCAGCCTTTGTGCCAGGTCGGTACGTTAAGCCCGGTTACGTGATTACGTCGAGAGGGTGCCCCAATAATTGCTGGTTCTGTGCTGTTCCGAAACGAGAACCCCGCCTCTTGGAGCTACCGATCGTGGATGGCTGGAACGTCCTCGATGATAACATCCTTGCATGCTCTGAGCGGCACGTTCGCGAGGTGTTTGCCATGCTCAAGCGGCAGCGCGGGCGGCGTGTTGAGTTTACTGGTGGTCTTGAAGCTGCACGGTTGCAAGATTGGCATGTCGATTTGCTTGTCGACTTGAAGCCCGCGCAGATGTTCTTCGCACTGGATACGCCAGACGATGAGGAGCCGCTCAGAGCAGCCTCCCGTAAGCTGCTGGCTGCGGGGTTCACTGTGGCAAGCCACCGGCTGCGGTGTTACGTGCTGATCGGGCACCCTAGAGACACCTTTGCCGATGCCGAGAAACGGCTGAGCCTATGCGTTGAACTGGGATTTACTCCTATGGCGATGCTGTGGCGCGACAAAAACGGTAGTGTAGATAACGAATGGAAACGGTTTCAGAGGCGGTGGGCTCGGCCCTCAATCATTCATGCGGGAAGCGCCGCTGGAACTGGTGGAAGGTTTACAAACGGCGTACAACAGCAGCAGTGCAAAATGCCGCTGGACACTGCGGAAGTTGAATAAATATGCGGCACTTCGCACGTGCTGCGAACCGTTAGGTGCAATTGCGCCGGAGAGCGATATGAATAGTGCGCCTGTGAAGTACCGGACAATCCTTGCCGACCCGCCGTGGCGTCAAACCATGACAGGCAAGTGGGGCAGGCGTCCAAAGCGTGCCGCGCAACTACCGTACCCAACTATGTCTGTGTCTCAGATAGCCGCGTTGCCAATCGGAGAAATGGCGGCGGACGATTGCCATCTGTGGCTGTGGACCACGAATGAGTTTTTGCGTGACGGGTTTGACGTAATGCGCTCGTGGGGATTCCGCTATCTTGCGCCGATTCACTGGATCAAGCCGAGTGGGCTGGGTAATTGGTTCGTTCATCGCACTCAGACTGTTCTATTTGGGTATCGGCGCAAGTGTGTATTTCCGGGTGAGCGTTATTTGCCGAACGTGATTGAGACTTCTATCCCGTCCGCGCATTCCGCCAAACCCGAGGAGACGTATCGGTATATCGAGAGGGTGTCCGCCGCCCCGCGTCTCGAAGTGTTTGCGCGGCCCTGGACCCCATTGTTCCCAAAGCGCCACGGCTGGGATGTGTGGGGGAACGAAGTTCCGTGTGATGTCGCGCTGGGCGCACAGAACACTGTGGAGTCCGGCGCAACAGCACCTAACACGGCAAGTGCAAAATGAGGAACACTTCGCACTTTGCCGGGAACGTTGTACGGCATTCGTGCGCAAACAGGATTGGAGGCGGCAATGGGCGATGCAATGTGTAGGTTGAGCGACACTGAGTTGTGTGATGCAGTTGTTGCGCTGGTGTCCCGTATGTGCGATACTGGTGCGCGAGGTTGGCGCATGAGTGTTCCGGTGGATACGGAACGTGATTCCGACATATTGGTGTCAGAGTTGGTCAAACGTTTTCGCGCCGCCAAAGCTGAGGATGTGCGCACGAACACCGTACAACAGGCCAAGCCTGCCACGGACAGCACGCAGCAGGCGTAGGCCGAACGTTGTAAGCCATTCGCCAACTTTTGAATTAGAGAGCGTGCCTATGCGAGTACTCGTAGCGTGTGAGTGTAGCGGAAGGGTCCGCGATGCCTTTCTGGATGCGGGGCACGATGCCATATCGTGCGATCTACAGCCGAGCGATTCGGACCGGGGGACTCACCGCCACGTTCGGGGGGACGTTTCAGAGTTGTTAGGTGCGGGATGGGATTTGGTGGTAGCGCATCCGCCGTGTACCTTCCTGTGCAATTCTGGTGTGCGTTGGCTCCGAACCGTGCCTGGGCGTTGGGCTGAGATGGAGCGTGCTGCCGAGTTTTTCCGGTGCTGTCTCGGAGCCAACGCCCGTGCCGTAGCGGTGGAAAATCCCATCCCGCACAGGTACGCTATGGAATTGATTGGCGAGCGGTATACGCAGATCGTTCAGCCGTGGCAGTTTGGGCATGGCGAGAGCAAGGCAACCTGTCTGTGGTTGCGCAATCTGCCGTCGTTGCAGCCTACAAATATTGTTGATGGTCGCGAGGGGCGTATTCACAGGTTGCCTCCCGGCCCGAATCGCTCAAGAGAGCGTAGTCGTACTTACCAGGGTGTCGCGCTTGCCTTTGCGGAGCAGTGGGGCGCACTTTTGAATAAGGAATCCGGCTTTACATCTGCCAACACGCGCAGCACAAAAGCCGGTGGGGAATAAATGAAAGCGTACCGGCCTTCGTGCGGGTGCGCGGAACCGTTGCCTGCAATGTTTACTTTTGAGTGTTGTAGGCGGCGCATAAAGAAAGGTTTAATATGTCAAGTTACTGGCTCACCCCTCCCGCACTGTACGAGTCGCTGGACCGGGAGTTTCATTTCGATTTCGACCCCTGCCCGTGTCCGAGGCCGGATGGCTATAATAGTCTCGAAGCGTCGTGGGGCAAAATGAATTATGTGAATCCGCCGTTCCGCCGTCACGATGGGTTGAACAATTGCGGTCCTACTGCCTTTGTTCACAAGGCTATTGCTGAGCAGCAGCGCGGAAATGGCTCTGTATTGTTATTGCCCTGTCAGTCGTATGTGATGTTGCTGGCGGCGGCAGGGGCCGAAATCAGGTCCGCAGGGAGGGTTCGGTTTTTGGAGAAAGATACGGGTGAGCCTTGGCGTAGCCCGTCGCCTTGTTGCCTTTTCATACTGCGTGGAAATGCGCCGCAGGAGAATAAGGAAGCGCAAACACAGCAGGCAACAGGCAAAGGATCGCAAGTGAACTACAACCTGCGTCCGTTTGGCTAACGTTGGTTGAAATGGAGGCGGCTTTTGTATAGGGGCGGCGGCATCATTCAGGACATGGCTAGTGCACTAGCTCGTAAGCGTGCCCTCTCGTTGAAGACACGAAGCGATGTTGGTGGTCTCCACTCCACCTGCCGGGCAGACGTGTCCGGTCCCGATTCGCGGAATCGTGCCGCCGCAACTTGCGGAAGCCGTCTCCACATCAACCAACAGGCGAAGGGTGAAATATGAGTACCGTCGTGGTGTCCCAGGGTCGTGCGCAGGTTTGCCGGGGATATACCATACTGCGTGGCGGTACTCTTACTTCACCCGTTCGCCACACGTTGGGTGCAATTCGGCTGTAAACGCGATTGGAGGGCGCGATGAACGAGCGAGTGTTCTGGTGTGAGTTTGAGGCGTTGATTTGCGAGCGCGAGGGTATGCGTGCGCTGAACCGTGAGCGAGAAGATGCCAACATGTCGCTTGCGTATGATGAATCGGCGTTCCTTGCGCTCGCAGAACGTTTCCGCGCCCTGCCTAAGGATGCACAGCCGAACAGCACCCAACAGACGCAGTACGCCGGGAGCTAGGCGCACGGGTGCGTCACACAAGGAGAGTAACCATGCGCGTAACCGTTAAGCAGCTGGAGCAACTGGGTGCCTGTGGGGATCAGGTGGCACTTGTGGCTATCTGCTGGGGAGAGTCCGTAGAGATCACCCCTGAGACCTGTGCTCAGGCACACGATCTTGGGCTGGAGGCTGAGTGGGCTGCGCAGTATCTGCTAACCACGGCACAGCTGAAGCAGTACCTAGCCATCAGGCAGCGAGCATGGAAGCAGTACCTAGCCATCGTGCGGCAAGCATGGAAGCAGTACCATGCCATCGAGCAGCCAGCATGGAAGCAGTACCATGCGGCATGCTGGCAGGCCATTGCACAGGTCACGGCATAGCACACCACCAGAGGAGGGAGACGAGTGAACCACACAACCTACGATGTCAGGGTGTACGAAAACGGTGACAGGTCGTGGCGGCTTAACGGGAAACTCCACCGGGAGGACGGACCAGCAGTTGAGGACGCCAGCGGGAACAGGGTGTGGTGGCTCAACGGCAAGCGCCACCGGGAGGACGGACCTGCAATTGAGTACGCCGACGGTGGCAAGGAGTGGTACCTCAACGGCAAGCTCCTCACCGAAGCCGAGCACGCCGCAGCCACCAGTAAGGCCCAGGAGTTGACCGTTGCCGAAATCAGCGAGAGGCTGGGGTACAACGTTAAGGTAGTCAAGTAACCCACCACCAACGTAACAGGGGGTGAGTGAACTATGGCAGGCATGATAGCATTTTCACGAGTTCCGAACCGCCCACGATTGCGCACCGGACAGGCAAAGCTATACGTGTTGTTGTGTAGTGCTGTGGCGGATGGCCGCCCGGTGAATCGTTCTGAGGTTTTGAGGGGTGGGTGCGCGATGACGGGTGTGGCAATCCACGTATGGTTGTCCAGCCCGCCACCAGTACAGTATGCCGCCACCACGATGCAGGAGTATACGTGTCAGACTGCCCCATGCTCGCCAAGCCCGGCCAGACAGGCCAGATGTGCCCGGATAAGCCGTGCGTCATAGGGACCGCACAGGACAAGGGGGAGTACCCGCATGCCGATGAAGCGTAGCGACTACCCGGACAACTGGGAGTGGCTGTCGAAGCAGGTCCGGAAGCGAGCCAACGGACAGTGCGAGCTGTGTCCTGCAGAGCAGGGCAAGCCCCACTGGAAGACGGGGAGCAAGGTGGTCCTCACCGTCCACCATATCGACGGGGACCGCACCAACAACAGCGAGCTCAACCTGATCGCTCTGTGCCAGCGGTGTCACCTGCGGCTGGACCAGGAGCGGCATATCAGGAACCGGGGGAGAACTGCATGAAGGCACTATCGCTGTGGGAACCGTGGGCCACCCTGATTCGCCTTGGGCACAAGAGGATAGAAACCAGATCCTGGAGCACGGCATACCGCGGTCCGCTGCTGATATGCGCATCGAAGGGTGGTCTGCCGAAGGGTGAGCTCGCGACGGTCCTCAACAGCTTCATGGACGACGGGTTGTATATCAGCCGCTACGATCTCCACTTCGGTCAGGCTGTTGCACTCGCCGCCCTGGTGGACATCTTCTCAACAAACGACGTTGAGGCCAGCCGCCGGCACCGTGACCAATGGCCGTTCGGTGACTTCTCCCAGGACCGCTACGGATGGGTATTGGACAACATCACCCCCATCAAGCCGTTCCCTGTGTGTGGGAAGCAGGGGTTGTTCGAGGTAGACTGGGTGACCACGGTGGGCGATGGGCCCTTGGCTGAGGGCGGGATACACCGGCCAGTGCACAGGCCCCTAGTGGGGGAGTCATGAACTACAACAAAGCCCTCGAGGTAGCCCGAGTGATTGTCTTTTGGTATCGCCAAGTAGTCGCAATCATGGCTGACCGGAGCCTGCCCTATGCAGCACGCGTGATCATGGTCGAGTGGGCCTGCCATATGGCCCGAGTATCTGTGCGGTGCGTACTGGCCCAGGCCGAGTACCCATCTGGTGGTATCGTGGTACAGCCCAAGAAGGGCGAGCGTGTGCTGAGTCGTGAGGACGTTGAGAACCTACTCAGGGGAGGCCGTGGTGGCTAGACGTGCCCTGCATGAGTGCAACCGCCCTGGTTGCCACAACCTCTGCAGTGCCCCCTACTGCGAGGAGCACACCAGGCCACGAGAGAAGCCGCAGGACCGCAGACCCTCGGCTAGGGAGCGAGGATACGATAGGCTCTGGGAGAAGCGCAGGGGTGTCTTCCTGGGGCGCCCAGAGAACCAGATGTGCAGGCGGTGCACGGCTGCAGGCAGGCGTGGTGTACCTGCTACCGTGGTCCACCACATCAACGGAGACCCGACCGACAACAGGGACGAGAACCTCGAGGCCCTCTGCCGCGACTGCCACGAGCGCCTCCATGGGCGCAAGCACAGGCGGTGGGACGAGAACCTGGACATGGACTGACCCCCTGTTTCCGTGAGAGGGGAGGGGGGACTATAGGGGGGTGGGGAGAGAGACCCCTCTGCTCCTGTATCTCCCACGCTGTACAATCCTGCTAGACCACTACGTTGCACCACCGCAACACAGACGCACACATGCGACCATTTGAGGGGATAGGGGGGTGAAATCCTTCCAGTCTGGGCGGCCGGACCGTATGCTGACCTCAAATTTTTGAAAGTATCGCAGAACCCCTGACGTTTCTCG